GTTTTACTTGCCCTATACTTTGGCTATACTTGGCGAATACTTAAATGCAACCCCCACCCAAAAAAACTGCACCGTCTCGTATTATATATATATACACCACACATATATAGACCAAAAATAAAAAGGCTTGCTCATCAGAGGCTAAATATAGAATAAGTGTGACATATTTATCACAGAAACACCCCCCCTATGTTTATTTAGGGCAGGGGTGGGGGGGTATAAAATATATAAAATTAACTAGGCTTGCTCATCTACATCTATATACTACTATATATTATGATATACTATTATATATATTATATATATTATGATATACTATTATATATATTATATATATTATGATATACTATTATATATATTATATACTACTATATATAACTATATTATAATCTCTTCTGCCTAATCTAAAGATAGGGTATCACATTTTCGTTGTCTCCACAAGAGGAGTATGATAAAATAAAAAAAAATAAATAATTTATAGCATCTAAGAGAATATAAAAAAGGTAAGATAATGGTATCAGTGCTTAGAGAAGTAGATAAAGAACAACATGAGGAAATAAACTTCAATGTCCTGATGTCTGTAAGAGATAGGCTAAAAGACCTAGTAGATAGAAAATGCAATGAGGACTTTTTGTCTTTCGTTAAGAGGTTTGCTCCACTTCTTGTCTCCGACTTCGTTATGGGTAAGCATATTGAACTGATATCAGAAAAGTTACAGAAAGTTGAATCAGGTGAAATTAAACGACTGATGGTCTTTCTACCACCCCGGTCTTCTAAGTCAGTTATCTGTTCTAAGCTATTTCCTGCTTGGTATATTGGTAAACACGACAACCATGAAATCATGTCTATTAGTCACTCTGATCAATTAGCTAGTGACTTTGGCAGATCAGTGAGAGATATAGTCAGTGAAGACTCATTTCAAAAGGTGTTCAATGGAGTTCTACTAAGGCAGGACGTAAGAGCAGCAGGTAAATGGAAGACATCAGGTGGTGGTTCTTATTATGCTGCAGGTGTACGTAGTCAGATTGCAGGACGTGGTGCACACATTGCCATATTGGATGATGCAATGTCAGAAGAAGATGCAATCTCTAATGCAGGTAGGAGGTACATCAAGGAGTGGTGGCCGTCAGGACTACGCACACGTTTAATGCCCAATGGTAGAATTATTATCATTAACACCAGATATCACTATGATGATCTATGTGGCTGGTTATTAAAACAAGAAGAAAAGATGGACTTAAAGCCATCAGAACGCTGGCATGTTATTTCAATCCCTGCGTGGGTTGACGAGCCTACCTCTGACTTACTTGGTCTACCAGTAGGTAGCAGCTATTTCCCTGAGTGGAAGACGGATGCTGTCTTACGCCTAGATGAGCTAGAGATCAGGTCAACCAATGGATCAAAGTATTGGGATAGTCTTTACATGCAGAACCCTACACCAGATGAGGGTGGTATTGTAAAGAAGGATTGGATTGAGTGGTGGGATGAAGATGAACCACCAGACTGTGAGTTTGTAATACAGACGTATGATACAGCCTTTTCCACCAGTAATACTGCTGACTTCAGTGTCATACAAACATGGGGTATCTTTCACTCAGTAAGCGAGGATCAAGATACTGGAGTAGAGCAGGTAGTAGCCAATATGATTCTTTTAGGCAGTAAGCGTGGAAGGTATGAGTATCCTGATCTAAGACGTATTGCACAAGAACAATACAAAACACACAAGCCTGACATATGCTTAGTAGAAAAGAAAGCTTCAGGTCAGTCTCTGATACAGGACATGAGGAGATCAGGTCTGCCAGTATTGGAGTATATGCCAGATAAAGATAAGACATCAAGGCTACATGCTGTCACCCCTCTCTTTGAGTCAGGTAGAATTTTCTTACCTGAGTATAAACAATGGGCTGACGAACTAGCAGAAGAAGTAATTACTTTTCCATATGCACCACATGACGATCAGGTTGATGCACTAACTATGGCTGCGCTGTACCTAAAGGAAAGCTGGCGTATAGAGCATACTGAAGATAAAGATTGGGAAGATGATGAAAACCCTCGTAAACAAAAGAGAGTTGCATACTGGCGAGTTTAATGATATAGTACATAATTAATGATATTACTTGTGAAGAAGGCAATATAAAAACATGGCAACAGAACGTAATCCCTTCGATCAAATTCAAATGGGTGAACTATCTATTGAAATTGAATCATCTACAGGTGTAGACGAAGATGGTAATGAAGCATTCATGGAGGTTGATCCTGAAGATGGTGGTGTAATTGTAGAGTTTAAACCACCAGAAGACGAACGATCCAAAGTGCAGCAGAAGGAAGAACCAGAAGAGTTCTATCGTAATCTTGCAGATGACATGGATGAAGAGCTTCTAGAAGATATTGCCTATAAGGTTATTGAAAACTTTGAGGCTGATAAAGACTCTCGTGCTGATTGGGAAAGTATGTTTGAAAGAGGCTTTGACTTACTAGGTCTAAAGCTGGAAGAAGCATCAGAACCATTTGAGGGAGCATGTACTGCTGTACATCCGATCCTTATTGAGTCAGCAGTTAAGTTCCAATCTAAAGCAATACAGGAGCTATTTCCTCCTGCTGGTCCTGTTAAGTCCCAGATCATTGGTGATAAGACAGTAGAAAAAGAAGACCAAGCTCAACGAGTTAAATCATTCATGAACTATCAGATCACAGATCAGATGGGTGAATACTTTGACGAATTTGAACGTATGTTGTTCCACCTACCCCTTATTGGTTCAGCTTTCAAGAAGACATACTTTGATCAGTCTTTAAATCGTCCTGTATCTGAGTTTGTTCCTATTGATCAATTTTATATCTCATATTATGCCACAGACCTGCGAAGAGCAGATCGTTATACTCATGTGATTTATCGTAGTCCAATCGAAATGCAACGTGACATAGCCGCAGGAATGTATGCCGACGTTGACCTGCCTGAAGCTTCTACGCCAGACCAATCGGCAATGGCGCAGAAGATGGATACGATCTTGGGTCTTTCCCCTTCTTCACAACACGACCCTCAATATGTTCTTCTTGAACAGCACTGCTACTTGGATTTACCAGAGCAGTATCACGGTGAGGATGACGGTCTGTCTCTACCTTATATTGTTACGATTGATTACAAATCACGACAGGTTCTATCTGTACGTCGTAACTACGACATTAAAGATAAGCGACGTGAAAAGAAAATATTCTTTACTCACTATCGCTTTGTTCCCGGCTTTGGTTTCTATGGCTTGGGACTAATCCACTTCCTCGGCAATCTAACAATGACAGCTACAGCAGCAATGCGTGGCTTAGTTGATGCAGGTCAGTTTGCTAACCTACCCGGCGGTTTTAAGGCTAAGGGTCTACGTATGGTAGGAGATAACGACCCGATTGCGCCGGGTGAGTGGAAAGAAGTTGAAGCTGTAGGTAATGATTTATCTAAAATGATCATTCCTCTACCATACAAAGAACCATCGCAGACTCTATTCCAGATGCTAGGTTTTGTCTCTAATGCAGCACAAAAGTTTGCTGATAGTACAGAACAGGTTATCTCTGATGGAGCTAGTTATGGTCCTGTAGGGACAACTATGGCTCTCTTGGAAGCAAGTAGTAAGTTTTTCTCTGCTATTCATAAGCGTCTACATCACGCACAAAGAGACGAATTTAAAATCTTGGGTCGTATTAACTACGAATACCTCCCAGAAGAATCTATGTGTGAACTACCAGAGCATAGTCTAAAAATCTATAAGACAGACTTTGATGGTCGTATTGATATTATTCCAGTATCTGATCCTAACATTCCATCTAACGCACATCGTATGATGATGTCTCAGATGGCACTACAGTTAGCACAGCAGTCACCACCCGGTATGTTCGATATGGAAGAGCTTAATCGTTCTATCCTTCAAACAGCTAATGTGCCTAACTTGGACAAGATCATGCCTCGTAAGCCTTCTCCTGTTCCTCTTGATCCTATTTCAGACATCATGGCAGCAGTTAAGGGACTACCCATCAAAGCCTTTATGGGTCAAAACCATGATGCTCATATTCAAGCTAAGACAGCGTACATGCAAGACCCTCAGAATGGTGGTAATCCCATGATGAAACGCATTGCTCCAGTTATTGAAGCTAATATGCAAGAGCATATGATTATGAAGTATCAGGAACAAGTACAGGGTACAGCAGCACAGCTTATTCAACAGCACGGTCCAGAAGCTATTGCTTCGGGTCAGGTTGATCCTAACGATCCCAAAGTTATGGAGATGGTTATGGCTACAGCAGCACAGCAGGTTGCTCAAGCTAATCAGGCAGCAGCACAGATGCAGCAAGCAGGTTCACCTGAAGCACAGATGGTTAATATTGAACAGCAGCGTGTACAGATTGAACAAGCTAAGATTCAAGCTCAGACAGCCAAAGAAAGTGTTGAAGCAGCTATGAAGAATCGTGAACTTGATCTGAAGGAAGCTTCAATTCAAATTGATATGATGAAGGAAGGTATTAAGACTTCTACTGGCATCCAAGAGAAAGAAAAAGATCGTAATGCAAAGAAAGCTATTGCAGCCTTGGATGCGATCATGGATTTAGCTAAGTCTCAAGAAGCTACAGACACAACCAAGATGCTTAAAGCTGCAGACATGGTAACAGCTTTTGTAAAAGAAAGTAATAAGTAAGTAAATGACATTATGGGAAGAACTAACACAAGAATATGATAAACAAATAGAAGAACTAAAAAATTTACTTGCATACGGGACTGCTTCGAGTTATGCTGATTATCGCCAGATAGTTGGTAGAATTGAGGGGATTGAGTTATCAAAGGATAATCTCGTCAATATCGTTAAAACTCGGATATACGAAGAGGAGTAAAAAATAAAATGCAAGTAACCACAATGGGTAAATCAATTTCTAACTCTGATTGGATTTCAGATGAAGATAATAATATAAAAAAAGAAGATTTACCAGAGTTACCCGGTTATTATGTACTAGTTAAACCAGTATCTATTAAGAAAGAAACTAAGGGTGGTATTATTCTACCCGATACAGTTAGGGATGATATTGCTTACCTTACTACAGTAGGTAAAGTTCTTAAACTAGGTGATCTAGCTTATGACGATAAAGAAAAGTTTCCTTTAGGTTCTTGGTGTGAAGAAGGTGACTATGTAGCTTATGGTAAATTAATTGGACAGAAGTTTGTTTATAAAGGTGTTAAGCTTCTACTACTGTTTGATGACCAGATCATTATGAAGGTAGATAATCCTGCTTCTCTTGATCCAACATTTAATTTGTCTAATTAGAATTAGTAATATATAATATAGAAATAAACAGTCGTAACCGTTAGTATCGCAACTAGCGAAAAGGAAAAGAGAAAGTAATATATATATGGCAGAAGAAAACGAAACAGACCTATCGGAATGGTCAGAAATCAGTGTTACAGGCTCTACCGGAGAAAATATTCCCGGAGAAGTAGAGTTTGAAATTGAAGAAGAAGAAAAAGAAACAAAACCAAAAGCTAAATTAGTACAAAAAGAAGAAAAAAAAGAAGTACTACAAGCTGAAACAGAAAAAGAAATTCCTGAAGAATTAGAGGGAATTAAAACAAAAGGTGCAGAAAAGCGTATTAAACAGCTTATTCGGCAACGTAAAGAACGTGAAGAAGAGATTGAAAATCTTCGTTTAGAAGTAAGTAATCTTCGTTCTTCCGTTCAAACAAGAGAAAAAGAATTATCTTCTAGTTTAAAAAATAATATTGATAGTACAGCAGGACAGCTTACCAGCCGTATTGAACAAGCTAGAGAGATTTATAAACAAGCTGCAGATTCTGGCGATACAGACCGGATGCTTGCTGCTCAAGAAGAATTATCTAAGTCTTATGCAGAGACTACAGTAGTAGATCAGCAAAAACGTGCGTGGGAGGACTATAATGAAAGGCTTGAAGCTGTCGGACAGGTTCCTCAACAGAATGTAGCTAATACACAAGCACAATATGATCCTAAAGCTGTAGAATGGGCAAGTAAGAATGCATGGTTTGGTAATGACCAGATTATGACTGCAGCAGCACTAGCTGCAGATGCTGAACTAAAGTCAGAAGGATATGATCCAACTGATGACGATTTTTATGAGACGATTGATTATAAGTTACGTAATCAGTTTCCTCATAAGTATGAAGATGCTCCTCCCCCTGCTGTACAACAGGAAGAAGAAGCAACACCACGGTTGCAGGATACACCGTCAAATTCTGCCCAAGTAGTTGCAGGTGCTTCACGCACACCGCAAACCTCACGAGGTAACAAAGTTAAGCTAACACCGGAAGATGTTAGACGAGCTAATCAGTGGGGTATCCCCTTGGAAAAATTTGCTGCAGAAAAGCTAAAGGCAGATAATGCTGAAGGCGAATATACAGAAATTTATAGTTAATTGAGCGTGGAAGGATATACAATGACAACACGAACTGAATCACGTAGTGACAAAACTCGCGAAACTAAACAACGGCGTACAGTATTTGAAGAACCTAATTGGCTAGAAATACCAGCATCAGTAATAACTCGTTTTCTTAATGAAGGCATGGCATTACGCTGGATTCGTATTACTCTACGTAATCAAGAAGATTACCAAAATGTAGGTAAGCGTACTGGTGAAGGATGGGAATTTGTACAGTCGGAAGAAGTTCCAGAGATGTTACACTCCTCTGACGTGAGAGAGGGAGGAAGATATGCAGGTGCAGTCTGTCGTGGAGACTTAGCTTTAGCAAAGATGCCTAAAGAACTTGCAGAATCTCGTAAAGACTTTTATGAGGGACGTAGCCGAGAAATGGTTGCCGCAGTTAATGCCCAGCTAATGAATAGTTCAGATTCTCGTATGCCGATCTCAAACAACAGCCGTACAAAAGTAAGTCGTGGTAAACAAGCTAAGTTCCAAGAATAAAGTAAGTTTACTACTACATAAAAATTACTAGTGTACAATTTGTATATAGCATAGAAAGGAAAGTGTACTATGACTACTACTAAAGCACTATCTGGACTACGACCTTCCCGCCGACGTGGTGGTGCACCTAACGGTTCCGGTATGAATGAATACCCAATCGCTTCAGG